CGACATCACAGCAGCGTTTTCGTTCAGCTTCTGTTGGGCTTGCAACAAGACCAAAGAAGTAGAAGGAGTGGTGCCAGGGGTGCCAACGGTGTTACCGATGGTTTTGTACGCGTTGGCAACGTCAGCATCAATGCTAGAGGCCAACTGGCTGATACGAGGCTTCAGAACACGTTCTGCGAAGTCGTCCAATTGCATGGTCAATTCAGCAGATGTGAAGTTCACGCCGATGTGCTTTTGTGAAGCAACGGTCAAAGTGGTGAACTGTTCGTTGTCGTCTTGAACTTGCAAAGCGGCACCGTCAGTTACCAAAGCGCGGTCGGGTAAACGGATACGCAGTGTGGAACCAATCTTGGCACCTTCAACAGCAAAGCTGTCGTCGTACTGACGGTTCACGTTACGGGTGAGCACCAGGTTGTTCTCGAGAATCTCGAGAGCTTTACGGGTGATCATGTCGATCGTTAAGATACTATTAGACATGGAAAAAATCCTTTAAAAATTGTTTAGCGGTTTTGTGCTTCCCACTTCTTACGCTGTCTTGCTCGTTCAGCTTCAATCCACTGCGAATCGGTCATGGTCTTGGTAGACCGTGGATCCGTAGTGTCATAAGCTGGGCCTCCAGAGGAGCGAGCTGTGACCGGCGAAATCGGTGCTGGCGCTGACGTAGTTCTTTTCACAGGAGGATCGGTAGCCAACTTGGCCTCAATTCTCCCGATTTCTTTGGCCTGCATGATAGGCGCAAGACGAGATATACGATCGGCTTCCTTGGGGTTAGCACCGAGGTAGTAAGCTACTTCAGGGCCTATGTCCGAGGCTTGAATCGTCTGAGCCATCACGTTGGTGATCGGCAGCTTGGGGTTGTATGCGACTTGTTCAAAGTCGTCGTACTTTGTCCGAGCTTCCTCTTCCTTTTCGTGGTAGGACTCAAGAATTGCAGATTGCTGCCTTGCTTCTTCTCGCTGGGCAAGCAGTTGTTCGGCTTTCTGGTAGGCCAATGCGTCTGCATAGGCTTCAGGGCTTTCAAACTGATCGACTGGCGGGACGTTTGCTGGCGCTCTCAGCGTTTGGGCTTCCGCTTGACGTTGAGTCTGGTCTCTTTCCCACTTACGTTGCTCTCTTGCAAGTCTTTTGCCGATTGCTGCATCAAGTTCTTCTTGGGTAAAAACCCTTGAAGGCTCTTTTGCTTCTTCAGCGACTTCCGGCGTTTGAGTTGCTTCCTGAGTGGCCGTCACTTCGGGAGCTGGCGCGGAGTCTACTTCCGCTAAGGTTTGTTGGACTTCTTCAGTCATTTTTGAATCTCAATGATTCCCTGGTGATCGCACCAGTACGGTTTTCAGCATTATGCTTGAATTTGGGCCTCTTGGTAAGCGGCAATCACTTCAGCCGTGTGGACTGCCGCACAGATGGCTTGGACTTTGGAATCCTCTGCGCTGTAGTCATTGCCAGGGGCGACCACATGGCGGTGAAAATTGCCACTGATCTGCTTACCGTCTTCCATGATAGCGGTCTTGGTGCGAACTTGGACGCAGCCGTTTTCTAAAACCTCAATGCGGTCTACGATTTCAATTTTCTCTAGCATGATGCTCTCCTAGTATGGCCCAAGAATCCACTTGGGCTTTGGTTTACAAATTAACTTTTTTTGTTATTTTCCTGCATTTTCTTTTCGTGCTCTCGCAACTGTTCGTTGCCAGTTTTAAATGGAGTTTCAATAGTCATTTTTTCCTCACTGAGCAAAAGATTGGTTTTTAAGGTACGACACGGCATCAAAATAACAGTCAAACTCAAGGCATTGAACCGCAGAAATTCTCCAAGTTATGTCAGACGTTACTCCCGTGCCATTTGCAAAGTCCAAGAAAAACGTTTCGCCACCTGACGAACTTGCCTGAACGATTGACGCAAATGTGTACCAACGATCGTTCGATCCGCACTCCATTGGGCCAGCGGCCTGAACCGTGCTTCGATTCCACCAGTACGCATACACAACGCCTTGCGTTTGTTTCATGCTGAACGTCAGCAAGTAATACTTGTTTGCCGTGGTTGTAAAACTTGTGCCAGTCAACGATGTAAATTGTCCGTCAGTCCAGCCCGTTTTAGTCAATTCGTTTGATGTGGCATACAACTCGCCGTCATTGACTACCGATCCAGTAAGCGAAAACGAACCTGTTGTCCCAACCGCTGAAGTCGCTGGTATTGAAAACTCGGTGGAATAGTTTGCCGCTGTGACAATGTTGTTTCTTGGCAGCACATTGAACCAAGCCTGTGTTCGCTGCGTTGCCCCTCCAGGCAAAACTTCAATTTTCTCAGGAAAGCCTGTAACAATTTGATTTAGCCCCCTTGGAAACGCACCAGGCCCAGTTGGGTTTTCCATGACAATATATGAACTATTGTCACTTAGCACAATGGGCCCGCCGCCTGTACCTGACAGGATTGAACAAAAACAATCGCGAACAGTTACATTGATGCCAGTGCCTCTAATTTCGCAATCGGCAAACACACCACCCTCAAAAATGTACGTGCCTTTTGTACCATCCAAAATAATGGTTTTAGATGTAACCGACAAATCGCTTCGGGTTGAACCAGTCCACTGGTCAATGATTGTCGGGCTGGCTGTTTCCAATGTTCCGTTACCTTCAAACCATACGTTCTTAAACGAAGGCGGCACAAAACTAGCAACATCGCTGTACAAATAAACGCCGATGTTGTTGCCTTCAATAATTGTATCGGTAAACGAAATTGCCCCATATCCGCTTGAAGAATTGTTGCCGTAAAAAGCACAAGCGTTACCACTCATTTCGCCAGCATAAAAGTATTTACACCCATTGTGCATGTTACCGCCAAACTTGTCGTTTATCGTATAAACGCCGTAATAGTTTGACTTAAACCCGCAAGAGTAAAACTCCGATCCAATGTTTCCGTATGGAAATTGAACTCCCTTTTCAAGCCCTTGAAACATACAACCAAAAAACTTGACGTTGTTGGGTTTGTTGTCATTTGAACCAGTGTAGTTTGCAATAATTGTGTGCGAGAAGGTAAAGCCCACGCCAGTCCGTATTGTGTCTTTGTATCTAAAACCAATGTTTCTGACTTCTGAGTGGTAAAACCAAAAACCTGATATTGGATTTAACACTGCATCGTAAGTGTAGGTAAGGCAAGCCTTAGTAATGTCAAATGGTTTGAGGATAGTTGCTGTGCTTCCAGCGCCTTCAATAACACTCTTGATGCCAATGGTTGCATTAACAAGATAAGTACCTTGTGGCACATAAACTCGGTTGCCTGCCGCAATGGCCGCATTAAAAGCCGTGGTGCTGTCGTTAGTTCCAGTTGGGTCAGCGCCATAATCCAGCACATTTGCCCATGTGCCGTTAATCATGCTGTAAGTTACTTTTGTTAAGCTCATTTTTTACCTTAGGTTGTGATGTAAGTTACCGAACCGTAAATTTGATTTCTTGCGGTCGATCCCGTAATCATGTCTGCATTTGTAATGTTGACCAAAGTTAAAGCATTTGTTGCGCCTTTGTACAAAGTAACTTGACTTGATTCCACGAATCCGCGCAATACCATGTCTGTCGCAAAATCATCAACATAAGCAAACGCAACACCAGCGCCAACATTTGCTGGCGCAAACGGTACGCCTGAAATTGAAATGCCGCCGCTTAGTGTGTTTTTGTCGCCCCTGATTTGAAAAAATAATGTGACTTGTTTTCCAACTTTTATGTAGGTTCCTATCTGAACAGAATAAGTAGCCGCGCCGCTTACAGTGGCTTGATAGGCTGGTGTCCAAGTGCCTTCTTCATAGTCAGCCAACAACTCGCTTGTGCCTGTGCCAGAGGTGGCTGAAAAGTCAATGCCTTTGCCTGATGTGCCAATGACTACGTTGCCTGTGCTTAAAGTTACATCGCCAACTAATGTCGGCGTTGTAATTGATGGACTGGTGCTAAACACCAAGTCTGTGGTGGTTGTGCCAGTTGCGCCTGATGCCGAATAGCCTGTAATGTTGTTAAACGCCGTTATGCTTGCGCTTGATGCGTTTGTCCCACCATTGGCTACGGGTAATGTGCCACTTATATGGGTCGTAAGACCAATCTTTCCGTAACTTGGGGCAACACCAACACCGCCCGAAATAAGCGCATTACCAGTAGCTACATCAGCAAATTTTGCCAATGTGGTGGTAGTGTTAGCGTAAAGCAGATCACCCACGGCGTAAGACGTTTGACCTGTGCCGCCTTTTGTTGCCAATATAGTGCTAAGTCCAGGGTTTAAATCTGAAATAGCAACTTTGACTGTTGCGCTACTTTGCACAATCGGCAAAACTTCCGTCCCCGCAACTGTAGCTGCGGAGGTTAGCGCGGAAATTTTGCTGTTAGCCATTTACGTAAAGCTAACTTCAATCAATGAATTTAAAGGGGGCGCTTCAGAAAAAATTAAAGCCCCGCCAGCTAATGAATAAGTATTTTTTTGTTGATATACACCGTTAATGTACACATTCGTTGTGTTTTCATTTATCGGTGTTGCCCCAAGTGAAAAAGATGTTTGTGATCCAGTTCCAGTAGAGTTGTAAATAGTTGGCGTATCCGCGCCAATCCCAGTTATGTTGTCGTAAGTTGCAATTAAAACATCCGTTGATGTATTTAAAACAAACTTATATGCTGTATCAACTGTTAACCAAATTTCACCGCTTGGCACACGACCAGCCGAATCCAAAATAATTGGGTTAGTATGCGCCGTTACACCACTAGAAGATGTATATGTGACTTGAGGTGTAGTTGTACCGGCTGCATACGAGTACAGCTTGCCGCCAGTTAAAGGAACACCACTGTTGGTAAAGAACTGGGCCGCTGCGCCGCCCACGGGGGAGAGAAAGACGGCCATGATTAACCTTTATTCGTAAGCAACGGTAAATGCAGCGGAACTTCCAGCAAGCACAATGTACAACCCTTTATTAAAAAACAAACCCGCAGGAATGTTCAAATAGGTTGTGCCTGCGGTCACAGAAAATGTATCGGCAACCTTAGGGTCACCAGTGCTTGACGCGCCTGAGTCATAGATTGTCAAAGTGCCGCTTGAAGATGCTGTCACAAAGATACCGAACAGTTTGCCAGCACCAACTTTGATTTGGGTAGTTGCTGCGGTTTGTGTGTAATTTGCCATGATGCTTCCTTACGCTAAAAAGCGGAGTTTGTAGAGGGTTCGCAAATAAATCTCAACGATATTATCTATCAATTGCTGAAGCGATGAATCAGTTTTATCGCACACATCGTAACGAGCGCCTTCAATTTCAGCAAGCGAGGCTTGCAAGAATTCAATGATGTTAGATGTCTTTTTTGCTGAATTTAATGTGA